TTACAGTTCAATTTTAGACAACATAATTTATTACGGTTTAGATCGTGACGGATTAATCGATGCCTTTTTAGAAGCTAACAAAATTTCTTTTACAAAAATGGTTGATGGCGTAATTGAGCAATAAGCTATTGAGCCTTTTCTTGCGCCTGTTAGCCACTGATAGCCTATGTCCTGCCAAAAATAAAGCCTTGACAATTCTTTGGCAAACGTTCGATAAAACGTGTATAAATCCCATGAAGATTTCATGTCCGGCACAAACGTTGCGTTTTGAATACCTTCCCCTAAAAAAGTGTCTGGAGTACCCATGATATATTCGTTCTTCAAATGCTCTTCATTTTTACGGAACATCTGTTTTTTAACCCTAGCATAAAGAGTTATAGCATCTTCTTCTACTGCATTGCCTTTTTTAATATACTTGTTTTCAATATCGGTATTTCTACCCGTGGTTATTGAAACATAGAGGTCAATAAGATGGGTTTTTGCTCCATCTGAAAGAGTTATTTCATCTTTTGTTTTTTCTAAGTTTCTAACTTCTAAATCGATTGACTTTATCTTTTCAAGTTTATTTTCGGCAAGTTTTGACGGCGTAATACCATCTTTATTATACTTGCTCATGGAAGAATATTCTTCTTTGTGCTTAGCTAAAGAAATTACAGCGTCTTTATATTTGTCAAGATTAGATTTTTCTCTAGTCTCGCTTAAAAGGTGCCCCAAACTGGAACACCTAAAAAGCAATTTGCTAAAATCCATTACTTAATCGTTTCTTTTTTCTGATTAAACAAATCTAACAATTCGGGCTGAACGTCCTTTTCTAACTTCGCCAAATCCTCTTTGGTTGTAGCGTCGTTAATAAGGGTTGCCATGCGCTCTTTTTCACTCTCTTCGGTGGTTTTAGGCACAAAAGTTTTACCTCCTTTAAAAGCCTCGTCTACGGTTGTATCCCCATCTTTAATGGCTTGACCTATTCCGATTAAAACAACAATATCATCGGCGGTTATGTGGTCAATCGCTGCTTTTCCGATAGGAGAAAGGATTTCCTTTTCAGTTAATCCATAAGTTTGAGTAAAACCATCTACAACCTGTTTTCTGCGTTTAAGCAATTTAGTAGCGTCTGAAATATCCCCAGTAATAGTTGATTTAGCAGACTTGTAAACCTTATCAACAACCGCTTTAGGGATTACCGATAAAATTGCATTTCGCAAGGCAATAGAATTTCCAGCGTTACCCGTAACAACGATCATATCATCACTCATCCGACCGCTTCTAGTCATAATAGACCGTTTAACCTCCACCTTAATAGCCACGTTGTTTTCAAGATCGAACGCAACCGCCTGGCTAGTTACGTGCTTATCACCAACCTCGATAACTTTAGCTTCAATTCGCATATTGCCCCAACATTGCGCTAATATTTTAGCTAAGTGTACAGATGGCCCCGTAATTGCTTTACCGCCACGAGGCACCGAGTAAGTACAAGTTGCTGCGGTTTCTTCGTCGATTGTTGCTGTGAAAATCGCATTCTCTAAAGACCGCTTGTTGTTTCTCGGATATAATTTTGCCGTACTGATTTGCACATCTACTTGTGCCTTTTCTTGTAAAAACGCAACATCGTTACCCGATATTTGCATTACTTCCATTTGGTTTTCTTCCATTTTTTATGATTATTTAAGCCTAAAATTAACTCTAATTTTTAAGTGTTTTTGTAACGTTATTGCGATACTATTTTGTAAATACCTATCATTATTTCTACATCGTATTGCGCCTCGTGTAGTCGGCTTTCATCAATCTGAATACCTAATTTAGTGGCTACGGTTGATTGTTTGAAGTTTGGCATTTCGTGCCTAACGCTCATTAAATGTTTAGATGCTAAAACCATAGCGTCGTGTGTATCCGACCAAAACCAAGAGCCGAAATAATTGTCTTTTGATTGAACGAAAAATGCTCTAAAAAATTGATTATCGAAAGATGAATTATTATAGCCGACTAAGAAAAACTTATCTGATTTATTGAATTTATCCACGTATTTAGATAATAATTCTATGATTGAATTATAAACATCTTGCATTGGCGCGTAGGCTACTAAGTCTTCTTTGGTAATGTTAGCAACCGCCAACGCTTCATCTTCAATTAAAGCGTCTTTATACGGTTGTGCGTGAAAATTAAAGTATTCCTTAATTTTGCCATGATTAATAATTTATTGTTGCAACAACTTCAACCTCGCTATTATTGCAGTATAAAAATTGTCCTTGCTCGGATAGAACCTTATATCCTAATCCTTCATTATCTTTATATGCAGGTCTTTTAGATCCTAAAATAAAAGTGTTTGGCGAAATGTCATTATATGCATCGCTCCAAACTTTAACTAAATGCGTGGGTTGAGTTTCATTTTTCATTGCTTTGTTTCGTTTAATTGTTTGATTAGTTCGTCGGCTTGAAGTAGTGCAAATTCGGGCAATTCACTATCTTTAAATCCTATATATCTTAAATCGCTAAGATTTGATAATAAGCCCTGCATTGCCAAGCCTGCAAAATATTCACGTTTTGTTAATGGCTCTATAAATTTTTTTTCGCCTTCTATTAATGTATAAACGGTTACTGGGTCGTTTGCGTTCGTTTCCATCCTACCCAAAATAAAACATTGCGTAAACACTGATTAGACCGAGTAGGTATATTAAGGATATTAATTTAAAGTAGGTTTTCATTTGATTTCCTCCAATTCTTTAATCATGTTTTTTAATGTGTTAATTCTCTCTTTACGCCATTTATTGAACATTACACGAATAATCGTAATAACTTTTCCAGGATTGGCTAATCCGTTTTCAACTTTAGAATAGTTGCCTTGATTTAAGTTAACTTGCTTGCAAAAATCAGTAGCTTTAATACCCATCATTTGGCGTTTATTTTTTAACTCTGTAGCGACTTCTAAAAATTCTAATGATTTTATTTTCGTTTCCATAAGACAAATATATATACTAATAAATTATAAACCTAATATTTTATGTAACATTTAATTTACATATTTTGTTACATTAATATTTGCATCATAAATAAATAGTTCGTACAATTGTAATGTCAAATACGGACAATTAAAAATCAATAAATGAAAAAAACTATTTTAAGCCTTATGGCCGTAGCTGTGTTACTAGGTAGCGCACTTACAACGAATGCAACAACTGAATGGCCTACAGGGCCTGGCACAAGCCCTACAAATCCAATGCTGCCTAATTGGCCTACTCATAGCGATGATGACCAAAGAATGCCGCACCCACCAATTATTGGCTTTTGTTCAGGACTTTCGCAATACACGTTTGATGCCGCTGAACGTATGGGTATGAGTATGAAATGTTTGTTAAATAATCATTAATCAAATTAAAAACATCAAAACCCCGACACCTCACAAGGTTCGGGGTTATGGCAGTAAAAAACTTAACGAAAATGATTATTATAACCGACATAGAAAAAGTAACCGGGCCTAAGTTTGGCTATAACGTTACAACCAACGAAAGTGATGAGCCAATATTTATTGACTTACACGATTTAGCAGAAGTAAACGAAAATTACTTCATGTTTTTTAAAGACCACGCTTATTACTACAATGAGGTTAAGCAAGTTTTATATGATGCTTATAACGAGGGTGTGATTAATCTAAATGTTAACTAAAAATCAAGGGAAATTATGAAAAGAGACGAAGAGGTTATAAAACACCCATCTTACGGACAAATACAATTCAATAGAACTACTGGACACGGCAAATTTTATGGTAGCGAATTAGACCAAGACAACTATATTTCATTAGAAATTAGCACGTCTGAAATAAACAGAACGCTTACACAAGATTGGTATTTTCCAAATGAGCAACTTATAAGGGTTCGTATGAGTAGCGGACAATTTTCAGAACTCATTACATCAATGAATAATGGGGGTGGCGTACCGTGTACTATTGAGCGTTTAAAAGGAGAAAAAATCCCCGATTTACCAACTAAAGAAAGCAGAAAAGATTTTGTTCATAGAAAATTCGAGGATAGAATGAAAGATTTTGCTAATTCGATTAGGGCAAATCAATTTAAAGCTAAGGAAATTGTAAAAAAGAAAACCTTATCTAAACAAGATATTCACGATTTAACGCATCAATTAGAATGGTTGACGGGGGAGGTTGAACGAAACATTCCTTTCTTTGCCAAGTGTTTTCAAGAAACTATGGACGAGGTTGTTCACGAAGCAAAATTAGAAGTCGAAAACGCTATTCAGCATAAAATAAATACTCTAGGCTTAACAGAATTACATAACCAACAAAATCTATTAAAATGAAAAAACTAACCCTTCCCCAGCTTTCCCTGTTCATTATACCTCTTTGGTTCTTTGGTAGATTGGCGTTTACTTTAATAACAGGGAGATGAGCTGGCAGATAATTAAACAACCGAATGATAAATATTGCATTTACAGTTCAATTTTAGACAACATAATTTATTACGGTTTAGATCGTGACGGATTAATCGATGCCTTTTTAGAAGCTAACAAAATTTCTTTTACAAAAATGGTTGATGGCGTAATTGAGCAACTTGAAACAGGTAAAATAAAACCGTATATGCAATTTACAATGGATTATAAAGAAGCATTAGCAACAATTCTAGTCATTCACGGACAAGAAGAACACGACGAAGTTAAAAAATTCCTTTTATTATGACAACCCCGAAACTTAAACCGCAGCATTCAATGTGGCCTAATAATCCTAAAGATGACAGAAACGCAATGCTATTATTCTTTTTAATCAGTTTAATCGCCATAGTTTGGTGGGCGGTGGAAAATTCGTAACAATCGTTTTACAACCGGGTATTACCTAATCAACTATCTTAGCTAAATGAAACCACTATTAAAGATAACGTTTTTAAACGGAAATAAAATAACGTCAAAATATGTTTTCCATAAAGATGGCATTGTGTTTTTTAGCAATGGGTTTAATCCTTTTTTAAGTAGTTCGTTACTATCAAAAATCAAATCAATAGAATTTATAAACCCAACAGAGTTATGACCCTATCAAGTAGCCAAATAAACGATTTTATTAGGATTAACTATAAAATAATGACAGATGAGGAAATTGGCTATAAAGTAGGCTTATCGGTTCATACGGTTTATAAAAGAAGATTGAATTTAAAGCTATACTATAAAAAATCATTTAGTCAAATAGAAACTATTGCAGAGGTTTTGGAATGGTTTTCAAACGGCGAAACGTGTGCTGAAATAGCTAGGAAAATTAGGAAAAATCCAAATGTAATAAGTAAAATAATTGACACCCATTTTTTTTATAAAAAAAGAGGCTACAATACGATTACGCTTGTTTTAGAAAGCAAAATTAACTACGAGTAAATTAACACAATTATAAACCAGTCGGGCGGGTAAAGCTATGTCTGTAAGCGACCGCCTGTAAAAATAAACCAAATGGAAAAACTAAACATTTACGTAACGTCGGCACAAATCAAGATGCTAACTGGAATAGATATAGATGCTAACGAATTAAAATTCGGAAATGATTTTAATTCGTACAAATCATCAACAAAGGTAATGTTGAAAGATTGTATCGGTATCGCTAAAAAACAAACCTGCTTTGATGAGCGCTTTGAAAAAGACCCTATAATCCTAGCTATTGAACAAATAGAAAAACATGGATTAAATGAGAAATTGTTAGCCTCGATACTAAAATCTAAAACGCTAATTAAAAGAGGTAAATTGTTTGGTAAATTTTTGATACTAGAGGATTTTATTCCAAAAACTCAATTTATCCACATTAACGAAAGACTTAAATATTATAATTCATTGCTCCATGAAAAACAAAAAGTTGTTTAAATACAGAATACATTTCCGTAACTGCTGGAGTAAATATTGGGTCGGTCAAAACTTTATCGTCTTTATAGGTAAAGACAACAAGGGTTATCAAACTTACACATTTCGTATATTCAATTTCGCAATAGTATTAATAGAGAAATAAAATGCAAAAAACCGACAATTTAAGCCGTATAAGCCACTTAGCCAACATTAGAAAGCTATTTGTTTCCGGAGCTAAATTAACCGTACTAGGAGTATGGAAATTATTATCAACTTTTGAGTTAAGACATTGGGTGGCTATACTTAGAAAAGAGGGGCTTAAAATTACCGATGAATGGAAAACTAGTGAGGCAGGAAAAAGATATAAAGTTTATTGGATACAATCTTAAAATAAATTTGATTATTAAAATTACAAGTTGTAAATTAGCACTATGGAAAAACAAATAACGATAGATACTGAAAAGACTTATACAAAGTCTGAATACGCTCGTGTCTATAATATTAGCCGACCTAAAATTGACGAAATGATAAAGTTTAAGGAGCTTAGGACAATTAAGGTTAAAGGCACTACTTTAATATTAGCATCATAAATTTTTATGCATTAAATTATTACGTTTTGTAAAATGGCAGAAGAAAAAAAATCTATTATTGTTTATGCAGATTGGATGGATAAGTTTGAAGATTTATCTGACGAGGAAGCTGGGCAACTTATTAAACATTTCTTTAGGTATGTTAATGACTTAAACCCAATTGCTCCAGATAGGTATATAAAAATGGCTTTTCATGATATAGAAAAAACCCTAAAAAGGGATTTAAAAAAGTGGGAGCAAATTAAAGGAAAACGATCTGACGCAGGCAAGGCAAGTGCTGAAGCTAAGAAAATAGCTAAACAAAACTTAACAAATTCAACAAGTGTTGAAAGTGTTCAACAAAGTTCAACAAAATCAACTGTAAGTGTTAATGTAAATGATAGTGTAAATGTAACTGTTAATGATGATAAAGAAAATAAATCGTCGGCAAAGTTTTTTACTATTAAAGATTTTGAGCAAAATATATTTATAGGTATCAATGAATTTACAAGATATGCAATTAGCAGAACTAAAAGGACGGAAGTTGAATTGGAAAAATTAAAAATAGATTTCATTATTAGTCAAAGAGCGTTAAGTATGCATTCGTGGAAAAATGAACAGGACGCAAAAAACCACTTCATTGCATGGGTAAATAAACAACCGATAGTAAAATCAATTTCAGCATCAAGGAGGGTTGATAACTAATGATTAAAAGACTTAACGATGTTCGGGAAAAATTAGAAGTTCTAAGAACAACAAGCAACCAAAAAGGCGATGCGACAGGCTTTAAGTGTTTAGACGAATTATACACCATAAAAGATGGTTCTTACACTTTTATTTTAGGCTCACCAACACACGGTAAATCAGAATTGATTTTTGAATTATTAATGAACCGAGCGCACAAAGGCAAACGATCTTTAATTTACTCTCCAGAAACAGGAAGTGTTGAGGAAATTATGGCGGAATTAATACATAAGTTTATTGGTAAATCTGCTTACCTAACGAGTTTTGACCCGTGTACAGACCAAGATTATAACAAAGCCATAAACTTTATCGACTACGCATTTTTAATCGTAGACAGCGAAGAAAAAGCCTATTCAGTAAAAGAATTATATGATATGGTTGATAAATACGAAAAGGAAAATCCGAGCGAAGATAAAATCAATTATATAATGGCTGAACCATACAATGAGATTAAGCACGATATGACTGAATTTGGAGCAAGACAGGATTTGTATATAGAGCAATTTGTAGGCGATATAAGACGTTATTGCAAAAAGACAGGTAAACACACTTTTATTTCGTTGCACCCTACTAGCCAACAGATAAAGCAGGATAACGGGTTTAATTATTACCCTAAACCACTACCGAGAGAAGCTGCTGGAGGACAGGCCCTATTTCGCAAGGCAATGAGTTGGTTAACAATTTGGCGACCGCCTGTAGGCTATCCGCACGACAACGGCGAACACGGAGAAAATGATTTGATAGTTAGTATTGACAAGGCTAAACCAAAAGGAGTAGCTAATAAAGGTGAAACTACTCTTTATTTCGATTGGCAAAGAAATAGATACTACGAACGCCAAGAAGATAAAAACCTATACGCATTCGAGCATGAAAATACTGTAATAAGCACTTACACCGCAATAAAACCGAGTACAAATTTTAGCGAACCAACACCTTTTTAAAATGGATTATAACGAATTAAAAACAAGATACGAGGAACTAACACTTCAAATAGATACTTTCCATTTGTTCTATGAGGAATTTAATAGTTATGATTTAGCTATAAGTAATGGTAACGGTTTATTAGCAGAGATGTATTCTGCATTATTGCAAGTGAAAAAAAAGAGTGGAGAAATTAAGCCTATAGTCGAGCAAGAAAAAAGGATTAATGAATTATTTAGTATTTTCTCATTAATGCAGGGATTGAATAATAAGTGCCAAAATCAGAAGATTAAACTTCGAGATATGCACATTACAAATCATAACCTTAATCATAGATTAACTAAATTAACAGAGGAATTAAAAGCTATTAAATTAGCGCATAATCATGAATAAGGTTTATCACTACATAGGATTTGTTGTTTTTTGGGCTTTTATATTATTTTGTATAGGTGTAGCGGTATATGTATTAATTTTGGTTATATATCTCGTTAAAAGAACTAAACGCTATCAAAATATAAGCTCATGGGTTTGGTTTTATATCCTACGTAAAAATTTACCAACGGAAAACATAAGATTTGCATATAAAACCTATGGATATTGGAAATATGCCGCTAAATACAGATTAAGAAATATTAAAAAAGCAAGCAAACCCCAACAATACGGAAGTAAATTTTTATAAACAAAGGATATGAACCAAGTAAGAGAATTTTTAGAATACATTTTTAACGCATTTAAAATATGGGTAATCATACAACCATGGGAACAAGGGATAAGAGTAAGATTTGGTAAGCGCACTAAAATTTTAAAATGTGGCATGCACTTCAAGATACCATACATAGATAGTGTATATGTTCAATCAGTTAGGCTTCGTGTGGTTTCGATGCCTATGCAAACGTTAACTTCAAAAAATCTTTCTACTATTACATTAAATAGCGCGTTAGGTTATTCCATTACAAATATCGAATTGCTATATAAAAAATTATACCATCCAGAATTAACCTTATCAAATATGGCTATGAGTGAAATAGCAGATTTTGTTTATAAAAACACATTGCAAGAATTAACCCCAGATAAAATAGAAATGGCCGTCGTTTCAAAACTTAACAATGAAAACTACGGTATTAATGTTGAATATTTTAGATTGACTAATTTTGCCGTTGTTAAAACTATTAGGTTAATTCAGGATGGCAGTTGGGTTGATGTAGGATTGAACTTAGACCAAAAAAAATAAATTAATTTAACCGCCATTAAAAAGGCTCATAACCACGAGACTTATTACGGTTTAAAATGAAAGTTATAAAATTAAGCTGAAAAACCTACCGAATGATTAAACGCCTTAAATGGTTGATTGATAAAAATTGAATTAAATACATAAATTATGGAATGGAAAATATACGATGGGGCTGAATGTTTCATTTGTAAAAATCAAAGTCAAGTAGAAGTTAACACGGTTTCAAAAGAAAAGAACTGGGTTTACGATGACGAAGAGGCTAGATGCACTAAATGTGGCGAAACTGGCTATATTGTAGCCGATGGTGAAATAGCCGATGTAATTTGGGATAATGATGATAACGATTAGTCCATGAAAAAAGAACTTTCAATAACAGAATTTAAAGAACTTCAATTCCATGTTACTCCACAAATGAAGTATAGGAATAAACCCGTAATTGTTGACGGAATACGGTTTCAAAGCACTAAGGAGGCTAACTACTACGGTAAATTAAAACTACTTGTTAAGTCTGGAGATGTTATTTCTTTTAAAATGCAAGTAGTTTATTATTTCGAACTGAACGGCGTTAAAATCGGATCTTACAAATCAGATTTTGATGTTTTATGGCGAAAATCTGGATTAAAAGTAACCGACGCAAAAGGTTTTAAAACTGATTTGTATAAATGGAAAAAGAAAATGATGAAAGCATTCTACAACATAGATATAAAAGAAGTCTAAAAATACTTTCCAAGACGGGGTCGGGGTTGTCTCGGTGGGTTAATTATTTTTACTTTCCAAGACGGGGTCGGGGTTGTCTCGGTGGGTTAAGCCATACCGCAGCATAACCGGATAAACCTTTTCGATAAACCTAGGGGTTATAGATTTAGTGCCGTTCAAAACCTTAGTCAAAGCTCCATCATAAGACCATCCGCACTCTTTTTCGAATTGGCGGATATTGATAGCTTTATGTTCTATGAAAAATTGGGTAAGTTGATCTTTTGTCATATATTTTAGTTTATGTTGATTTTTGAAAAATCATAATTAACAATTCTATTTTCGTTTAATTTTAAAACAGTAACAAATCCTAAATCTTCATTTGCCGAAATAAAACTTAAGTCCCCTACTCTTTCGGGCATTGTATGAGAAATTTTAACACCGTCAATAAGTTTAGAAAAAAATAAAGGCTTATTTATAATTTTTAAAGCTAATTCTAAATCAACATTAACCAAGTCAATAGCTGTTTTATCGCCAAATGCATTCTCCATTCTTTCAACATATTTTGAAAAATGATCGGAAATTCTAATCCTTCTTTCTTTGCAATAAAAAGAATTACTATTAGTCGATTTTGTAAATGTTAAACCTGTTAATTCTGATACTGATTTTACTACATCTTGAATTGTCATATGCTTATTGTTTTGTTAAACAAATATAAATACAATAAATGAAACGTGCAAATATATTTGCATTTATTTTAATATTATTTTCATTTGTCAAAATCCCGTCATGAAGAATATTTTAGTGCAAATATATTTGCACTTTAAAAAGTAATTGCTATCTTTACATCAGATAAGTAATACGGCTTATTTAAAAAACTTAACAAAATGAAATTAACAAAAGAAGAAATTCAGCGACTAACCGATATGGTTTACGCTGAAATGAAAAAAGCAGACGAAGATGGTAAAATCGAAAAAGCAGACAAGCTTGAGGTTCTTTACGAAAAACTAAGGGCTGAATTGAACAAGTAAATAATCGGGAGGGTAAAACCTCCCTTTAAAATATAAACATGCAAAACATTTCAACTAATAATGTAAGAGGGGTTGATAAAGGCGTTAAAACTATTTATAAAAATGTATATAAATGTATCGGGCTTAATGGCGCTATTTATTTTCGAGCGCAAAAGACAACAAAAGGTGTTAGAATTAAATTCTATGATTTTGATCTAAAAAAAGTAGCCTTAGAACTTGACAAGAAATTAATTGAAAAAGGATTTGAGCCAATAAATATACTTAAAAGACACTCTTTGTAACAAAAGTGTAACATTTAAAATAAAAGTGCTAAATAATTTGCACTTACAAATATTAATCGTACCTTTATATCAACAAAGCAATGAAGCTTTATTAAAACCTGCAAAACATGAAAACTTACTTATTATCATCAGAAGATTTTACCACAAACTTTAACATTTCAGAAATAGACACTCTATCTCCTGCAATTTATAATGTTTACGAAAACGGTAGCATCAAGCATCACCACTACATAGTAGTTAGCAATGAAAATATTTTTTATGTTACTTCATTTGAAAGAGCAATTGATATTGACTTTTTTAACGAATTAAATGAAAACACTAGATTTTTTATAGAAACAAAAGAAGTTAAACGTCATTTATCAACTTTTACAGATAATTTGAATTTTTAAAACACTTGTTTACTTGCAGGTTTGCAAGTCTGCCACCTCACTATTAACGTAGTGGGGATTTGGCGGTAAATGGAAAATAAACGTAAAGCAGGGCAACCTAAAAAAGACCCCACGACTAAGCCGTCTCTAAGATGTGATTTATCGCAATGGGAAGCAATGAAAGCTAAATACCCAAATCAAACGAATAAATTATTCAAGATTTGGGTATCTGAAATGTTGCAAAAATAAACCTTTTTAACTCGTAAATTGCACTAACAAAAACAATTGATATGGAGGCAGCAGAGGAAATACTAATTGCAAACTATTACGTTGAAATGAATGGGGATGATACAGCATCTATTATTAAAGCAATGAAAGCATATGCAATGCAGGAATGCGAAAAAGTTAGGCGAGATTGTGCGGATAATGCAGAAATAAAAAGCGTTACATCCTACCCTAATTTTCCTAAAGTATTCGTAAAAACATTTAAGGAGAAAAAAGATAGCGTAGTTGGAATTGAAGAAACATTAACGATATGCAAAGATAGCATATTGGACACCCCTATAACCCTTAGCTGATATGGAAACAAGAGAAGAAATTTTAATAAATGCTTACGGTAAAGATTATGATTATTGTAAGCCATATATTCAAGAGTGCGGAAGGTCGTTCATGCCTTCTACAATTAACAGGAGCAGAGAAAAAGTAAACAGGGATAATTTTAAAATATTTCCACATCCTTCTGAATTTTTAGACTGTCAATTTAAAGAAGTTTTTGTTCCGTTACTATTGCCGAAAAATTTTCATAACAATAATGGATGGACAAACATAAAAGAAGCAAATTGGCTACCTCCACAGGCAGAGGTTGTTTTTGGATGGTCGATTGATTGGGAAGAAGACGGTAATCCATCAGGAGTAAGAGAATGTTTTTATAATGGCAATCCAAAAACAATAGATGAAGTTGATTGGGTTTCTGCAAAATGGGACAGCGAAATAGATGAGTATTCGTCAGACAGGATAACAAAACCTACTCATGTTAAGATTTTAGAAATAAGTAAACCAATTCACATATAACCCTCACCACCTAAAGATTAGACATGGAAAATACATTGGAAAACAAAGCTAAGTTCTTTGCTCAATACTTCAATCAAGAAGTTAGAGTATGGAAAGAAATGCCAGACAATTTATGCAACGTTGGTTATGCTGCGTTAAGTGATGATGCTATAAAATACTCACACCTACTCCTAACCACTCTATCAGCAATTACAGATGAGGATGCTATAGCTATAGCCAATATAGGATCTCAAATGGGATATTGCTTTGAAAGTCGAGCAATCCAAGCAGGAAGGTCGCTTCTAAAAAGTTTAAATGTTGCAAGAGGTGATTACCTCCGTTCAAAGGGTTACGCTTTACCTTACATGGGATTGAGTGTTGAAAAATTGATTGAATATGGCTGGATTAAACTAAAGGACTAATGCAAAACGATAAAAAGGAAGGGGTGAAGTCAAAGCGTACCCTATATGTGTTCAAAACCACTTATCAGCAACTTTGGTATCTATGGAATGAAAAGCCGATATTTTTTAGAGAGAATGATGAGTTATTTATTCAATGCAATAAAGATGGCCAAGTAAATTGGGAAAAGAATAGTGTTTATCGCCTGAATGAATTAGAAAATAGACCACATAAAATAGTGAACGCATGACCAAACTAACAAAAAAGCAGGAGTGTATCCGTAAGGCTTATGGTACCGATTGGGGTAAAATTCCAAAAGAAGAACAATGTAATATCTTGGAACGACCTAGTGGTATGTGCGACGAAGAAATATTTTCGGTATTTACTGTATACAATAAAATGCCAGAAAAATATGAATTTATAGCAATGAAAAAACATTTCATCAGACCTAAGTCACTTCAAGGCATAGAGAGCAACAATGGTTGGAAATCAATCGAGGAACACGGGTTGCCGACTGATAAAACAATTAAGTATAACATTTTTAATATTGACACTAAAACTAGTTTTGCTCTCGGTTATGATTGGAGCGAATTGGCGAATGGTCATAAAACAAATATTATCACCCATTACAAACCAATAGAACAACCAAACTTGCCTTTGTATTAAATTATTCGTATGTTTGGGTATGGCAGGAAGACCAGCATTATTCGAAACAGTAGAACAATTAGATATGCTTTCTGATTTGTATTTCACCCAATGTTTAGAAGATAAAAAAGCTCCAACAATAACAGGTTTAGCTTTACATTTGGGCTTCGAAAGCCGTCAATCAATATATGATTACGAAAAGAAAGACGATGAATTTTCTTACACTATAAAAAGAAATCGTTTAAGGATTGAAAATTCTTATGAGGAACACCTTTTAAGTAGGGAAGCTACTGGAGCTATTTTTGCATTGAAAAACTTTGGATGGAGTGATAAGCAAGAAGTCCAAAACACCAATCTAAACTACAACATTTCGGTAACAAAAGAGGAAGCAAAGGAAATATCAAAAGCACTAGAAGATGAATTCTAATGGATTTGGAAGTCTTAAAACAGCTAAAGGTTGCTAACGTAAAATGCAAGCAAAAACTATTATTCCATACAAGGTATTTCTTTAAAAAGCTATATAACCGAAAATTCGTTGTAAATACGCACCACGAAATAATAACCGATGTTTTAGACCTAATCTTAAAAGGCGAGCTAATAAAGGTTATTATAAATGTTGCACCTCGTTATTCTAAAACAGAAATAGCCGTAAAGAATTTTATATCTTCTGGATTAGCCATTAACCCATCCGCTAAATTCATTCATCTTTCTTATTCCGACAGTCTTGCGCTAGATAACTCTGAGGGTATAAAAGATATTATCAATTCCGAAGCTTATCAACAACTATTTCCGAAAGTACAGATTAAATATGGATCCGACAGCAAAAAGAAGTGGTATACAAATAACGGTGGGGGTGTTTATGCTACTTCAACCGCGGGACAGGTAACAGGATTTGGAGCGGGCAAGGTAGATGAGGAAGAATTTACCGACGAAGATTTTGCTGTTTACGATAAAGATAACTTTGCTGGAGCATTGGTTATTGACGATCCGATTAAGCCAGAAGATGCTTATTCAGAAACAAAAAGGGAAAAGATTAACCAACGTTGGGAAAGCACGATTAAAAACCGTGTTAACAGCCGAAGAACCCCCATGATTGTTATGGGTCAAAGAACCCATCCAGAAGACTTAAGCGGTTATTTAATGAAGACTGACGGCTTTACCTATGACATAGAAGAAGCCAAAAAAGATTTATCGTTATGGTATGTGATTTCATTACCGGCTTTAATTGATTTCGGACTGCCAACAGAAAGGGCGTTATGGGAGTTTAAGCATACGGTTACGGAGCTTAAAAAGATGCGAGAAGCAGATAGTCAAGTGTTCGATACGCAATATCAGCAAAACCCACAGCCTTTAGAGGGTTTAATGTATTCGGAGTTTAGGACTTATCATAACATCCCATTAGTTGAAGGCGAAAAGATATTAAGAAAATCATATACAGATACAGCTGATAAAGGGAAAGACTTTTTGGCCCAGATTGTTTATGATGAAACTCCATCTGCTATATATGTTCATGATATAATCTATACGAATTTACCAATGAAGGAAACCGAACCTTTGAGCGCCGTTCAGTTGGCTAAATATAATGTTGAAGTAGCGAGGTTTGAAAGCAATAATGGTGGAGAAGGATTTGCCAGGGTTGTAGAAACGCAAACTAGGGCAATAGGAAATACTAAAACAACATTTACAACATTTCACCAATCGGATAATAAGGAGGTTCGAATTTTTAATAATTCCGCAAAGGTTACCAATCTTATTTATTTCCCTCATGACTGGAAAAATAGATGGCCATTAGTGCATAAGCATATAACGACTTATCTGAAAGCGGGGAAGAACGCAAACGATGATATTGAGGATTGTTTAACGGGAATGGTAGAGTTTTTTGGTGATGATAATAGATTTTTTACTTTTTAGTAACAAAATTAGTACATTTGATAACATATGGCATTTATCAACCTTTCGGCAATTAGGACTAGCATAGCCTTAGCGATTGCACCAAAGCAACTATTATCAGAAAATGATGTTGCAAATACGTTTAATCAAGCGTTGTTGGGTTTTATTGGAGGTGGTTTAACAAAGTACGATTATAAGGGACAAACATATATTGAAAGGGGTTATAACGAGAATAGTGATGTGTTTTCGGTTATCAATCAAATAAGCAGAAAGTTTGCAAGCGTACCAGGAAATTTAAACAAAGTAGAAGATAGAAAGTCAGCCTATCAATTAAAACACCTTTATGGTAAACAATTAGACGTTGCTAGTTTGGCTCAAAAAAGAATACTCGAAACTAAAGCCTATTCAAACGAGGAAGTTTATGAGCCATTAGAAAGACCAAACTATTATCAGTCTGAAACAGAATTTAAGGAGCTTTGGGAAACATTCATGCTTACTAATGGCAACGCTTACCAATGGATGTTCAGACCAAGTTCTGGATTAAATGAAGGAGTTCCAAGATCAAGATTTTTATTACCATCGCAATACGTTCAGATTGTTCTAAAAGAAAATGCAGCATTCGAAACCTTAGAAAGCCCTATTGATTATTACATTTTAGTTATCGGTGATCGTTTTTGCCAATTTAAGGAGGAAGATGTTATACACTCTAAATTCCCTAATCCTAATTACGATATGCAGGGAAGCCATTTATATGGTCAAGCCCCTTTGCGTTCTGCTTTGATGGACATTCAGACTTCAAACGTAACTAAGGAAAATAACATAGGAACAATGCAAAGCGGAGGTGTCTATGGATTTATTCACGCTAAGGATGGTCAAACACCTTTAACGCAAACTCAAGCAGAGGAGCTAAAAAGAAGATTAGTTGAAATGAAGTCAAGCCGTGAAATATTGGGACGGATTTCGGGCGCATCTGCTCCGTTAGGATTTACCCAAATTTCTGTTGATACGGACAAGTTGCTACCTTTTGATTATCTTAAATCATCACAAAAAGCAATATGCAACAATTTAGGTTGGTCTGATTTGCTGTTAAACAATGAGGGTGGTGCAAAATATGATAACCTAGATGCTGTATGGCGAATGGCTATTTCAAACCGTATTGCTCCAGATCTAAAAATTTACGAAGATGGGTTAAATGAAAAATATTATCCTAAATTCCCAAAATTAGGTAGTGTTAGAATTACTTTCGATATTTCTGAATTGCCAGAAATGCAGAACGATATGGGTGCATTGGTTGCATGGCTTCAAATAGCTTTGGGTAACGGAGCAATTACACCACGTGAATTTAGGGTTGCATTAAGATATTCAGATATTGACACTCCAGAAATGAACACCCATTTTATGAAGTCGGGATTGCTCCCTTTAGAAGACGCCATTAATCCAGATACAAGTTTAGTGAAAGGTTTTAGCCTTGACTAATAGCGAATACCGGATTCAATGGCTTTCATGGCATGAAGGTTACGAGCGAAGAACAAGACGAGTATTTCGTGAAGCTATTTTAGATATATTAAACCGTATTCCTATTGATAATCTAACTTATGAGAATTATGAGTTGGTTATTCCTTTAAATATTCATAAAGAGCCGTTAAACGTGGCGTATATTAAAATTTATACCGAAATAGGCTTATTACACGGAAATCGTGTAGGTAAGGGTATTAACGCAGAATTAAAAGAATATTCAAGACCTTTCTTCAATCAGTTTTTCCAACGTAATATATTAGATTGGATTGCCGAAAATTGTGGTTTAAGGATAACGTCAGTAGCCGATACGATCGCCAAGAAAATAGCTTCATTAATAGAATTTGCATTAGGTGAAAATCTGACAAATGAACAAATGAGGGTTTATTTGAAGCGTAATTTAGATAAAGGAGTTTTGACTAAGTATGAATTAAACCGCATAGTTAGAACAGAGACAACAGGTGCAGCCAATCATGGCGCAATGGTAGCTGGCGAAACAAGCGGTATAGTGTTGGATAAACATTGGATTAGTACAATCGATAGTAGAACAAGACGTAAGCCCGAAGATCAATTCGATCATGTTAAAATGAATGGCGTTATAGTACGGCAATATGAAGATTTTGTTTTAAGGTCTAAAGATGGCATTGAAGATAAAATACAATACCCAGGCGCACCCGAAGGAAGTGCGGGGGATATTATTCAATGTAGATGTACCTTTGCTTTGAAACCTAGACGGGATGCGGATGGTTTTGTTATTAGGAGGTAAAAAGCCGCTGCTATCTCACGACCACAACGGCTATCTAAATTAACGCTCTCGGTATCTAAGGTAAAATAAATATTTGTAATTGATTATTATTTTTATATTTGTAACAAGATTGTTATCATGATAGGACTTTTAGAAGAAAAAGACAACGTAGGATCGGTTAAGGATGTTTCTTTATCCGATAGAACTATTACGGGTTATTTGGCTCATTTTGGTTCAATTGATTATGGTAACGATATTACAGAGAAAGGCGCATTCGAAAAGACCTTGAATGAAAATAAAGGCAAGCACTTGTTTTTAAACTTCCACAACTTCAATCAGCCACATAATAAATTTAGTGTCTTAAGGGAAGATGATTTAGGTCTTTACTTTGAGGTTAAAATGGTAGATGGCGTTAGCTACTCGATGGATACGTTAAAACTTTACGACGCAGGGGTATTGCAAGAGCAATCTTATGGGTTTCAGGCTGTAAAGAAAACATTTGAAAAGAAAGACGGAGTAACTGTAAGAAGACTAAAAGAAGTAATGTTTGCTGAGGGTTCAAATGTAAGTATTGCAATGAACTCTAACGCTAAATTCATGGGTTTTAAATCCATGACACCCGAAAACTGCAATAAGCAGATTTCAAACATTATGAAGTTCCTTAGAACTGGAACCGTAACAGACGAAACATTTATTCAATTAGAAATAGGATTAAAACAATTGCAGTCCTACTCTTTTGAACTAGGCAAAAATTCACTCGAGAAGCCGTTTGAAAAAGACACTTCAATCATAGAGCCGAATAATTTAGAGATAATTCAACAATTTAGAAACTCATTAAAAAATTAACCACAAAGATGGAAGATTTACAAAAAGAATTACAGGCTCTGAAAGATGACCTTAACAAGAACTTTGAAACAAAGTCTAAGTTTGACATTCAAAATGCAATCGACGCTTTTGAAACAAAGTCTAAAGGACTTTATGATTTAGAAATTAAATCAATTAAAGCAGATTTTGAAGAAAAATCTGGCAAAATGCAAGACCATTTAGATTTGTTAGAAAGCAAGTTAAATGCAGGTATTAATTCGGGCCAAAATAAAACTGAATACAAATCGTTCAATCAAATATTAGCCGAAACTATAGAAGCTAATGCCGAAGCAATTAAAGCCCACAGCAAAAAAGGTTCTCCAGAATTAAAACTGGAAATGAAAGCGGTTGGCGATATGAATATTGCGGCTAACTTCCCTGGAGCAACCCCTTTTATTCAAGAGGTTCGTAATGATTTGATCGTTAACCCTTATAACCGTGTTTGGCTTGCTGATTTGCTTCCTAAAGGAACTTCATCCGCAAACTCAATCATTTATCCTAAAGAAAATGGTGGCGAAGGCGCGGCGGCTGTTTGGACTGATAGAACAGCAAACAAAGCCCAAATGGATTTTGATTTAACTTCTCAATCGGCATTCTTTAAATGGATTGCTGGATGGGTAGAGATTGACCGTGAAATGTTGGACGACATTCCTTTCATGACTTCATATTTGCAGACTAAAATGCTTATCAGCTTAAAAACTGCTGAAAACGATTTCATTTTAAATGGTACTTCGGACACTAATCCTGTACAAGGGTTTAACGATGTTGCAACTGCTTATAGTGGCGACTTTACTGCTGCCGTTGATCGTTTGATTGATGCTGGATGGGGCCAAATCGTTGAAGATACTTTCGAGTTCTACAACCCTACCAACATTATATTAACCCCTCGTGATGCGGTTAAAGTTGGATTAAATAAAGCAGACGGTTCTGGTGAATACGATTTACCTAATGGTTCAGTTGCTTTTGCTAACGGTAAATTAGTTGTTGGCGGTTTACCTGTAGCCCCTACTACACAAGTTGGAACAGGTAACTTTATAGTGTTTGATAAAAACGCTACTTTGCTAGTTACTCGTTTAGCTCCAGAGATTAGAATGTTTGAAGATGCAGTATTGGCTAAGAAAAACCGTGTAATGTTCCGTATCGAGGAGCGTATTACATTGGCTATCTTTAACAACGCTGCTATCGTTAAAGGCGAATTAGACGGATCTATTTAATTAATTTAGGGGTGTAAAAACCCCTTTTAAACTCCATAAAGGAAATGAAAAAATTATTACTTTTAGTTGCTTTGTTTATCGGAATTACGGTAACATCTAAAGCGCAAGACTATAGCGGTCTTTTAAAGGCGGCAACTACTATTACAGCGCCAACCACTGATAGCACAGTAGTTGCTATTACTGGCTCACGTTCTGTTGTTACATTCAATGCGCAATTAACCAAAGTTTCTGGAACTGTAGCTGGAAGCATTACTTTGATGTACAAAACAACAAAATTAGCTTCAGAGCAATGGATTACGCATACAACAACAGCGTTAACTGATCAAGCAGGAACAAAGGCTTATACTTTTGAATTAGCTAAAAACGTTGGAGTACAGTATAAATTAGTTTTAACAACAACAGGCACATCGGTCAATACCTATCGACCTTACTTGCTGTATAGAAAATAATTGTTTGGTTCACAGTTTAGTTTAGAAAGCCTTAGCAGAAATGTTAAGGTTTTTTTTATTGTTAATAATTGCTACATTTACATAAACGATTTTATCATGAAAATTAAATTCATTAAAAAGCATCTTAAAAATAATATCGACGATGTTATTGAGGTAACGGATGCAAGAGGTAATTATTTATCTCGAATTAAAGTAGCCGTTAACACAGATGAAAAAGCAACTGTATCTAAGCCAAAAGCTGTTAAACCAAAGGCTAAAAAAGAAAAGAAAGTTGTTGAACAAATTTTAGAAAATAAATAAGTTATGAACCCAAACAAAAGAAAAGGATTAATTAAAGTTCCAACGGTATTATTGAATGATGCTGATAAAATAGATGCGCTATTGGCTGTATTTGCTAAGTTCGTTCCTGCTTTTATCAAATATTCAGATTTTAATTTTACAGAGTATGGCGGTTACTCAAAAGAATTTGAAGAGGTAGAAATGGGTGTGCCAACACCTGTTTATGATGCTGTTATTACTAATACAGGGACAAAAGAAATGCCTTTTTACGAAATTGAATTTAAAAAGGCAGAAGATAAAAAAGAAGTTGATTTAACATTAAACTAATGGCGGTTATAACCTCGTATTTAGATATTATTTCGGTTGCACAAGCAAAGATTTATCTTCGTATAGATGATACGTTAACGGAAGATGACGAAGATATTGAGCAGATGATTAAAGGAGCGTTTCTTTTTATCGAACGCTATACAAATCATTTATTCGGTGCAAGGGATAAAACTCAATACGTACCGCCAACTATTTACGATTACCCTATTAATTCGATTTCACCTATTCCGGATGAGGATTGGGAAAATTATTACCAAAGGAACATGGATATGTATTGCAAAGATTATCCCGCTCCTGTTTTGACAACCTACAACGCTGGCTATGTTAATGTAGAAGATGTTCCTAGTGATTTTATTCAGTCGGCAAAACAAATCCTTAAGGTTTGGTATTTTGAGGCTCAACAACAGATAAACGATACAATGATACCGATTAGCGCTAGACAGGTATTGGACACATATAGGAGGTTTGTATAAATGGGAGAGTTAAAATATGAAATTGAATGTAAATTCAAATTAACCAAATGGTTTTATGTTATTAAGTTAATTGCTTACCTAAATTTAGGTAGATTTTTTATGTTCATAGCCGATAAGCCTATTTGTGAAATGAAAATAGGCAATCAAAAAACTATTAAATTATCTTATTACGACTTGATAAATGAAAGCTAGGGAATACGATAAGAGGATTGAAGTTTACGAAATAACATCTGTTCAAGATGAATTTTACGGCAATACCGTAACCCCTACTTTAGTGGCTTCCAGTTGGGCTAAACTTCAAACGGGAGGATTATCACATAAAGCTAAGGATTTCGGTTTGCAAGAGTTTAACGAGCCATTGTATTTTAGGTTACGTTACCGTAAAGACTTGATATATAAGCCCGCTAAAATGTATTTGATGTATCTCGGTGAAAAATATATTATCCAGGGTATTGAAGATGTAGACAAACGAAAAATTGAAATAGAAATATTTTGCAGTAGACAGGAAGTATGAGTGGGGTAAAGGGTTTAACTGAATTGCAAAGGAAATTAATGGGCATGAGTGCTGACATTCAACAGTTCGTTAAAGATGAAACCGAGGCTGTAGGAAGGGATATAGAGAATGATGCTAAGGTTTATGCTTCAATGATTGTTGGCGCTCCTGCCGAATTAAAACAACGTATAAGCAGTGAAGTTATAGACAATGGGTTTGGCACAAGGGTAACGCAAAACTTTTTAGACTTAGGCGCATATTATGAGTTTGGTACTGGTGCATTTGTAAAAGTTGATCCCGAATGGAAAGATATGGCATGGACTTTTTATAAAAACGGAAAAGGCATCTTAAAGCCTCATCCTTATCTATATCCTGCATTTGTTTTGAACAGAGAAAAGTATTTAGCCATTTTAACTAAGAAATTAGAAAAGGTAACGAAATGACAAACGATCTAAGAAATAACCCAGACAAATGGATTAGAAAGGGATTTGGAGATATGATAGTAAATAATAACATATCTACTGTTTGGGACATGAACGTTACTGGTGGAATATACCCAAAAGAGTATGTTTTAATGTCTACACAAACTAAAAGAGGTGTTCAAATCTCTAAATGCGGAAGTCAGTGGGATTGCACAATTTTAATCGATATAGTTACACGTTATGTTGGTTCTGGAAATACAGGTAGCAGAAATAGGATAAATGATATTGAAAATTTAATTCTTTATCATGCTGGGTCTATAAATTTCGAGGGTGGGTTTACTATTTTCGACATGGAAATGGAAAATTCTACATCTATGGATAGTTCAGATAAAACAGAGCAGATATTCAGGCAGCTTATGAGATTTAGAATTAAGCTGGATGAGTTATATGATTATCCATCAAATATGGGATTTCCTTACGCATTAGACTTCGCATTGGCATGACCTTAGAAGAACAAGCGGCAATTAAATTTCCGATACCTAAAAATGTATGCAATAGGGTGAGAAATATAATATTAGAAAGGCGTAGGATTTGGGTTAAAGAGCAGACTTTAAAAGTTTTTTAGCATACTCAATTAACGCTTCTTCATTTACAGTAGTAAGAACATTGTAGTTAACTAAAAAATCAGCTTTAAAACTAATAAAATCTATTGTAAAAAAAATTTGAATAGGTGTTTTTATTGTTGATGATCCAGTAGATGTTTCAGAACAAGAAACGCTATAGTCTGATATAAAAGGTTTAAGGTTTGCCATGGTTACTTTTTGTTTTTTGTAAACTTACTACTTTCTTTTGGCAATTTACTTTTCGTAAAAGCGTTCTTAATCTTAGCCACATCTTGAGTGGATAAATTCATTTCGGTTGTTTTCCCTTTAGTCCCCATGATAACGAAATATCCATTGTTACCGTGATGTATTTCTAAGACCTCATTGTCTTTATTTATTTCTAGTATTTTCATTTTATAAACTTACGATTATTACCTAATTATAAATAATTTTGTATTATGATTGTTACAATGTATATTTACAATAAAAAATTAAAGACATGGCAATTAATGCAAGAAAAAGCATCCTTTATGTAAATCCAGCATTGGCACTTACAACAGCGGGGACGGCTGTAACTACGGCAGGTTTTATTCCTGTACTTTGTTTAACTAACGTTGGCTTTGACGGCACTACTTCGCCAATCGATAGCACTTCTAAATGTTCTCCTAATGGTTTTAGCGAAAGTATCGACGGTGTTAAATCATGGTCTATTAGTGGGGAAGGGCAAGCATACGAAAAGGCTGTAGGTGAAACTGCAACCGTTAAAAATCATAACGACATTTGGAAATTATGGAAAAGCGGCGCTAAGGCATGGTGGATGATTGCAGACCAAACAGATAGCGAAGATAGTTTGACTATCCGTTACGGAATTGGCCGTGTTGATAGTGATAGCGATGCATTCCCTAACAATGATTTGCAGACCTTTAATTTCTCAATTACAGGTGATGGCGAACCGTTCGATCAAGATGATTTAGACGTTACTCCTTAATATGACCGAAATAATAGAAATTGATGTATTAGAAGAAAAGCATTGCCTTTTATTTGGTAATCATGCAACGCAGATTATTAAGACTAGGACGGCTAACGCTGCAATGCAGGGTGTTGAGGTCGAGGGCAATCACGCAATGGCGATTATCGTTTTCGCCGGTATTTCAAACTATTTGGTTAAAAAAGATTTACCTCGTAAAAATTGGGAGTACTGTTTTGATTTAACCGAAACAATTATTGCTAAATGCGATGAAAATGTTCAATCTGTCATATATGAAGCGTGGGCGCAAAGTGAGCCTGGAGCAGAACTATTAAAAACCCTATCTGAATTAGAAGGTCTTAAAAAAAAAGAAGAAGCAAAAAAATAATCCAAACTGACTGGGATAGTATAAAATCTTATGCTTATGGCGAATTGGGGTTAAGCCCGAAAGAGTTTGCCGTAATGAGTTTTAAGGAATACGTTTTGCTTTGTATAGGACATAGGAGAAAGCGAATAGTTGAGTTGCAATCCGAAAGGGAATTGAAATATGTGATAATGAGGGGTTGGGCGACTAAATTGCCAAAGATGCAAGAGTTGTTCCCGATAGCAGGAGAGCCGATAATTAAGCCTAAACCGTTAAACAAACGTCAAGCTCAAAGAATGAAAGATTTCAACTCATATATTTTGAGTGGTAAATGGAGGAAAAAACAAAATGGCTAATCCGCAATTATCGGTAGAAATTAACGCTAAAATAAGTGCTTTCACAACCGGGATGGCTAATGCGGCCAATCAAGTTAAAGCATTCGGCTTAACAGCGGATAGCGCTCTTTTAAAGACCACACAACAAGCGGCCGCACTAAATAAAACCAATCTATCAAACTTCGTAAGCCAAATAAAAAACGGACAGGCTAGTTTAGTAAAATTAGATGGTTCTTTAGTTAAAATACAACCTATATTATCTAAGTTATCGGTAGGATCAAATCAAGCCGCAATGGCTTTGACAAACTTAGGACGGGTTGCTCAAGATGCGCCATTCGGATTTATTGGCATTCAAAACAACTTAAACCCATTACTAGAGAGTTTCCAACAATTAAAAATTCAAGCAGGTAGCAACGCAGGGGCTTTAAAGCTATTAGCTAGCTCTTTAATAGGGCCCGCTGGATTAGGATTAGCTTTATCAGTTGTTACATCATTATTTACCGCATATACATTATGGTCACAAAAAGCAGCTAGGGCAGACGAAGAAAAGAAAAAAGCTACAATCGACGCTAAAGAGGCTTTAGATGATTATGTAAAATCTTTAGACGCTAAAACTAGAGCGGATGTTAACGGGTCTATTTCGGCTCAAAAAGAGGTTTTAGATTTAAAGCTTCTTTACGAGGCTTCTCAAAATGTTCTTTTACCGATGAACGAGCGTATTCGTGCGGGTAAAGAATTAAAAGAACAATACCCAGATGCGTTTAAAAACTTTAGTGCCGAACAAATAGCATTGGGTAAAGCCTCAAAAGGCTATCAACAATTAGCTACAGATATTATTGCCCTTGCAAAAGTTGAAGCTAGAAAAGATATTATTTTAGATAATGAAAAAGAAATTGCTCAACTTGAACAAAAAGCTAAAAAGTTAAAAAGACAAACAGAGCTTCAAGAGCAAATAAACAAACAGAACAAGGAAGACGCTAAAAACACTAGAATAACTGGCGGTGGACTGATGGGAACATCAAATGCAACCATCGACCTAACTAAGGCAGCAAACTTAGAGGTTGGATTAAACAAGGCTAAAAAAGAACAAGCTGAAAACCAAGATTTAATCAATAAAAAGGTAGAGGAAAACTTTTCTTTGCTTGTTGACATTAAAAGGGTAACGGAAACAACAAAATCAATCACCCCAATAATCGGTCAAGCTGATGCCGAAAAAATAGATAAAACAGCTAAAAACCTTAAAGAAATAGAAAAGGTTGTTAATACTCTTGCCCCTAGTAGTAATACTGGCGGTATAAGACTAGGCGGAAGCAATCCAGAAGCGCAATTTCAAGAGCCCGTTATTGGTAACGCAATGGCTGATGCTGCGTTAAAACAATATCTTAAAAACGTTCAAGAGGCCTATGACGCAACATTAAAATTAGATGAAAGCCTAAATAATATTCTTAATAGCGGCGTTACTTCGGGATTATCTGCCGCATTTGCTACACTAGGAACTTCTATTGCTGATGGAGGCAACGTAATGAACGAGGTTGGAAAGTCCTTACTAAGTTCGTTGGGCGGCGTAATGATACAGCTAGGAGAATTAGCAATAGCTACTGGTGTAGGCATTAAAGCTATTCAAGTAGCGTTAAAATCATTAAATCCAGCGGTTGCAATTGCGGCAGGTGTATCTTTGATTGCTTTAGGCTCTTTTGTTAAAGGCAAGGCGGCAAGTATTGGCGGCGGTAGTGATGCGTCGAGCGGTCGTTCTGCCTCCCCTATACCGCGTTTTGCTACTGGAGTAAATAACTTTAGTGGCGGTTTAGCTATGGTTGGCGAACGTGGCCCAGAATTGGTTAATCTGCCGACGGGGTCAAGTGTAGTAGCTAACGATAGAACTAATCGAATATTAGCAAACGGAAAAGGTAGTGATGTTGTATTAAATGGTAACTTCGAAATAGGTTTAGAAAGCCTTTTCTTTGCGTTAAAGAAAACTGAAAAACGTTTGATTAAACAAGGAGGTATTTCGTAATGGCTGTTACTACGGTTGAAACGATAGGAGTTAAGCCAACGGGGTTTTTAGCATCATGGCGTTACGTTAACATCGATGTAGATGAAAACGGCGTAATTACCAATTCGGATGTTCCAGGGAAACCATCCGTAAACCTAGACTTTATTAGCGATTACCGTAGTACGGATAGGATTTATAACGATGGCGATTTAATAACCTCATTCTGTAATTTCATTACCCATACACGTTATAATATCTATGCGCAAGACGAAAGACCATTTGCGTATGTTAGCGGGGATTTAAACGTACCCGATTGCGGTTACGAAACTCCGACACCTCAACCCGCAGTTCCTTATAATCCATTTGGAAACCCGACTTATGGAGCATATAAGCAATTTGATTTTTGCGATATAGATTTAGTCCCTGTTTCTGTATTGATCGAAAAGAAAGATTTTGACGGAGAGGTAACACAAATCGAGGTTGGAGATAAATCACCTGTTAAACTATCTTATAAGGAGGTAGAAAACAAATTAGATGCAATTAGACCCTTAGAATGTACTTTATCGTTCATTAATGGGGATAGCTTTTTATTATCCGAGTTTTACACCGAAGATGAACGCACATTTAAAATTACAGTAACTAAAAACGAACTGGTAAAGTTTAAAGGATATTTAGTTCCAGATAGTTGTTCCGAACCATTCGCAAGGGTTAACCATGCCGTATCTATAAAATGTACGGACGCATTGGGTAGCTTAAAAACTGTTACCTACCCTTTTCCGATAGGGGCAACTTTTGATTTAAAGCAGTCGTTTATAAATATATTATGCTACTGCCTTGCTCCGTTAAATCTTAATTTGGATATTTCTACCATTTGCAACGTGTACGATGTGGCAATGTTGAATAGTTTAAATGACGACCCTTTGTCGCAAGCAAGCATTAACCCATTAAGGCTATCGGATGACAAAGGAAAGATTTTAACCTGTTACGAGGTTATAAAATCAGTTTGCGAGGCATGGGCAATGAGTGTTGCACAAGTTAATGGCAAATGGGTGTTCTATCGGTCAAATGAACTTGCGCCTTTGGTTGTTAGGCAACGTAATTATAACTATACTGGACTATTCTTAAATGCTCAAAACATAGCAAATAATCGTGTTGTTGGTAATTCAAATAGTACCGACTTAATCGCATTAGCAACCCCAAACACAGAAATTGAAGGAGCTTTTAAAAGGGTTGAAGTTTTATCTTTATACGGAAATGTGCCATCTATTCTATACAATGGAGATTTTGAAGGGTGGAACGGATTTAACTTCCAATTTTGGACTAGATATGGAGGGATTGATATTTCACGTATTCAAAGAACGGTTAAAAATTCGGTTGGGGCAATTATACCTATTCAGAATTACGCACTTCAATTTAACAAGCGAAATAACATAGCTAAATATTTAGAACATACACCAATACCAATTCAGCAAGGCGATAAGATTAAGGTAACATATCGCATAGGCCAAACTCCAACAAATAACACTTCGGCAGTGCCTACTTTCGTGACCTTTAAAATGATTATTAAACTAGGTGAATACTATTTATTTAATCGAAATGGCGGAAACACTTACGAATGGGTAAAATCATTAACCTATGTGATTAACCGTGTAGATAATCCAACAGGCGATTTAAATACCTATGTTTTCGGCTTTGAAATTCCAGAAGCACCTATTCAAGGCGCAATGATAGTTCAATTGTATGGATTTGGTGATGGTCTTGAGGCGAGTACAACAGGGGTTTACACATACGATTTGGTAGGCACTATCGATGATATTGCCTTTACAAAAACGTCTCAAAGCAAAGAAAATGACAGTACTGGAATATTGAATATAACCGATAATCTAAGGTTATTCACCAATAAACCCGACCGAAAAGAGATACTATTTGGGGATTATAAAGAACGTGTTTTAGCTAATCAACCGCTTGATAGTTTGTATGCTATTTTTGTGGGCGGCGGTTATTCTACTGCATGGCAAGAATTTGGTGTATCGGGGCAACCCGTAGCATTTGGAATGGCAACCGCAAAGGCTCATTTACGTGCTTACCAAATACCATTTGTTAAATGGGATGGCTCGATACGAATAGCAAAGAATGGTAACGATTTTAACTATATGGATGTACTTACTTTCAATGCTCCCGACGATGAAACATTTTCGGGCAAAAGGTTTATCTGCTTAGGTTGTGATATTGATTTGAAGTATAATGAAATTAGCAACGCTAAATTATTGGAGGTTTTCGATAACAATATGGTAAGCGTTGATAATACGGTAGATTTCTATCCTAATGCTCCAGACCCTATATTTATACAGGACACAAACTATGTTAAGGTTACTGGAATATTTACCGATGAGTTCACGCAAGAATTTAATTAGTAATAAATTTGTTACAAAATACTATATTTGAATAATGGGAAACTACAACGCAGCGTTTACAGCTCTAAAGGCTTCCATCAACACTAGGGTTACTACTAAGAATACCATAAATAGTATCGATCCTGTAGACGTTGGTGGTAGCATGACTGACGTTTTAGATTTGTTATTGCCCATTGCTAATTTAGTTAATGCATTTGGAATATTGAGCGGAACGATACCGCCAACGGATGCTGTAGGAACGGCTGATGCAATGTACTTTGAATTTGGAACGCAACTAAAGGTATGGAAACGTGAAAATGTATCGTCGCCTTTTTGGGCTTTAAAAGCTAGTGGAGATTTGGGAATTAACGTTATTGATGGGAATATTAATGTACAAGTTAGCGTAAATGAAGATGAGGTAACGGCAAGTGTTGGACAATGGGCAAAAGATAATGTTATTTACGAAAAAACTACACAGACTGTTTTTACAGTACCTACGGCAGACTTAAACTTTGATCGTATCGATCTGGTTAGCGGAGATATTGAAAGCGAAATTAACTATACAGAGGGCGTAGCGTCGTCTACGCCTGCAAATCCTGCAATACCATCGGAAAACGTTAGGATTAATTTTGTTTACGTGCCTAGTACATCGAGCGGAGATTTGCCTTATATTTTAGATAGTAACGCTCCGCCTGTAGTGCCTCCGCAATTATCAACTTTAGACTTTACCGATGCTGATTTAGTTGCTGATGGAGAAGATAATTGGTTTTTGCCTGTTTCAATCCCTGCTGGTCGTTTTCCTGTGGGTGTGATTATAGATTACGGCGGTGGTGATGTTCAATATATGCCTGGTGGCAACGTATTAGATGGAAAAATAAATGGTTTTACAAATAACAATACATCCGTAATTACGGTTAAATTAGGATAATATGGCAAAAATAGCATACGAAAACAAAGTAAGCAATGGAGGTACAACGCCAAATGGTATTTTTACGTCTGCAAATGCCAATGAAATTAAAGAAAGTGTTAACTATTTGTATGATTTGCAAGTAGCTAACAAAACACCTATCCCAATAATCCCAACTATCGACGAGGAATTTGTAATCGATTGGCAAACGGATTTAGTTCCTAACGACCCATTAGAAAGAACATACGCCGAAAGGTTTGGAAACATTATTAGCCTAATCACTAATGCATACGACGAAGGCTCCCAGTCGGTAGAGTTTATTACCTCGCATAACGGAAATTTAATTGAAACAGTAACTATACCTGCAAACATTTTACAGGACGGATTTTTAAATATTATAATATGATACCATCACTACCATCGGGGGTTAAGCCGTACGGAAGCCAATTATACATCCATCCCGATACTGAATTAATCTATAGCGGAAATTCTACCTATGGGTATGAGGTATTGGGGACTAAGGCGGAAATCGAAGCCTTAGCAGCCAATTTAAATGCCGAGGCTTTGACTCGTGCTAGTGGCGATGAGGCTGCTTACGATGCAATAACAGCAGAAGCAAATAGAGCGTCTTTGGTTGAGGATGGGCTAAGAGAGGATTTAGACGCAGTAACGGCGCAAATATTAAATATTATCCCATCAAGCACGCCAACTGCAGGCGTTAATACTTATAATGCATCGGCGCCGGGTACTTACACTAATTTCGGTGGCGTTGTGGTATCTTCGGGAGATTTAGACGGAAAAACCACTCAAATTAGAGATATAGATGGTGTTTGGACTAAGTTTATAATTCCAGTTAACAACCTAACAAATTACACTTTAAAAGTTGATTTTGAAGACAAAACAGACCAAATTATCAATGGTTCTCTAGCAGATTATCTCTTGCCATTTTTAGACAAAGATAGTAGGCTGCTAGGGGGCCTTAATTTAGCCGGTAAAATATACTTTGCTAGGTGGGTTTTAGACCAAATACCCGAGGGCGTTCTTAAAGCTGGCTCTATAAATTTAGCTAATTTAAAGCCGGAGGTACTAAATTATATGCTACAATATCATAATTCAGACTCGGGTTATGTGCTTCCTTTTTTAGACAAAGACGGGAGATTATTGGCAGGCTTTAGAAAAGATGCTAGTTTAGTTGTCTCTAAATGGGCGGACAGTCAAATTCCTAATAATGCAATAGTCGATGGGGCAATAACCGAAGATAAATTATCAGATGCTTTAAAAGCTGGCTTGTTCACTTTTTTAGACCCTGCGACAGGATATCTATTCGCACTACTTGATTTAAATAATCGAAGAACTCTCTCTATGAATGTAGCTGGTCAATGGGAGTTGAGTGGTATAAATATATCATTATTAAACTCTAGGGTAAGCAACTTAGAATTATACTTAGCTAAATATCTACCACAATTCTTAGTCTTATGTATAGGCGACAGCATCACATTTGGGCAAGGAGGAGGCAGCATAACGTATCCTTATGTTCTTCAAAATAATTTAGGAAGTAATTATCAAGTTGTTAATTTAGGTGTAGGTGGCGAAGATGTACCAACTATAGCGGCAAGAATTGGAGCTGTACCATTGGTTATAAAAACCGACATAGTTCTTCCGGGCGATAGAACGCCTGTTAACATAGGTAATTTAACTACGCCACCGCAAAACCTTTTGGATAATTCACCTATAAAATTGCTTTTGCAAAATACATCAGCAATGGTTAACCCAGTTATTATAAATAATAGGTACTGTATTTTGAAATTCACCAATCCAAATTACACGTTAGAATTAAGAGACGTTGGGACAGATTTACCTATACACGTTAATACACCCATGCAGACTGTTTTTTCGAAAACATATAATAAGCCTAAATTATTAGTATTATATGTTGGCACGAACGGAGGTTATGATAGCGACGACGAGTTGATAGATTACATTAACAGGATGATTAACTTTGTAGATGCAGAAAACTACCTAGTTATTGGTATGCACGCAAGAACTAGAGCAACGGGTTCGGCTCTTGAAATAAAGCAATTGAATGCTTTTAGTTTAAAATTCATTAACTTTAGAGATTACATAAGTACTTTTGGGCTTGCGGAGGCAGGGATAACACCAACTACAGCGGACTTGGCCGCAATGGCAGCAGGAGGTACTCCACCATCATTAATAGACGAGGGGCCGCATTTAAATCCTGCTGGCTACACGGTATTAGGAAATTTAGTTTATCACACAATGCAAAATTTAAAATATATATAAAAATGGGCTTACAAATTAAATTGACCGAAGCTGTCACAGACCAAACTATACCTAAATTATACAATCACCCCTTGCTTAACGAAGGGTCTCTGTTATTAGTTGACCCAACCCACCCAGACGGGGAAATATCCGCCTTAACAACGGGGACGGTAATCCCGAATATCGCATGGGAGCGAGCAAAAGTTTGGATACCTTCGGGAAATCAGACAACACTTTCGCCTGTACTTACTACTGGTCTAGGCGCTGTATCAAATCGTGGCAAATTAGAGCTTACCACTAAGAAGGGGTTGCACGGTATAGTTTCACAGGTGAACGATATTGAGATAGGCAATGATGCGGTAATAAATGAGTCACAACTAATCAGGGAATACATTTTTAATAATGTAGCAAATGGTATATACACCGCACTTATTCAATATAAAACTAGGCTTGCTTTAACTGGTAATTCTGTTGATGCAATCCAAAATTCACTCGATAAAACAAAGTACATAACTCTATTTGAAGCGACTGCAACGCAAGGAGGTGATTTAGGGTTTAAAAATCTTAATCCATTAAATCAATTAGGTTTTAACTTTAGAGATGCTGCAACTAGCGCAAAAACAAGTACTCCACTTATTACAGACGTATCACTTTACAAATTTGGTAGTTTGGGAAATTCTCCTTATGCCTCATCAGAGGTAAATAAAGCGCCATCACAGATTTTGTATATTTGGTATATAGAGGACTTGAACAAATCGGGATACACTTATGCTCAAACTTCAGCAAGAGTGCAAAACTATTACACGATGCAAAGTGGTCTAGGTGGTAGCTGGTATGCAGACACATTTACCGACCCAACAACTATACCTTAATCTATGAAAAAATTAATCATATTATTCCTATTACTCCCGTTTTTTGCTTCGGCTCAAACATGGGTAAATTTCAACGCATACGGCTTGCAGCGTAAAATTGTAAGCGGTGATACTACGTGGCGTTTTGTTGGTAGTGGCTCTAATGGTACGTTGTCATTCAATCCTAATGGCGGAGGTGGCGGAATTGACAGCGTAAAATCTGCAAACTCTGATATTTCATTTACAGGCACTAACATTCGAATTGCAACGCTTAATAGCGGCATAGGAGCGAACAAAATCGTTAAACGTGGCGCAAGTGGCGAAACTATAATCGGTTCGACCACGGAGTTTCTTTTTCCGTCAACAAATGAAATACAGTATAAAGCAGGATCAAGCTCTACTAACGGTTCTCATGCTTTTTACGTTAATGGGTTAGTCGCTACGTTCAACCTCAACGGATTAATAACCAATAACGTTTTTGTCAATACAGATACTTACGATGGCACATGGGCGGGGGTTACCTCAGTTCCGACTAAGGCGGATTTATATACGAAAATACAGACATTGCAAGGCTCTTTGACACTAACCACTACAGGGACAAGCGGGGCGGCTACATTAGTGGGTACAACTTTAAACATACCTCAATATTCGGGCGGTGGCGGTTCTGGAACTGTCAATAGCGGTAATGCAAATCATTTAGCTTACTATGCAACAACTGGAACGGCTGTTTCTGAAATAGCCGCAATATCCCCTAATAAAGTTTTAATTTCAGACGCTAACGGGTTGCCTATAGCGTCGAGCGTAACGAATACCACGTTAGGCTATTTGGACGCTACAAGTTCAATCCAAACGCAGTTGAACGGCAAGGTAACAGGCACAAGCAATTCGTTTACGCCCACTGTAACCGCAAGCTCAAACGTTACATCGGCGTCAAGTGCTAATTTTTATTACATTAGGATAGGTAATATAGTAATGGTTCAAGGCTCTATAAGCTTTACTGCAACATCTGCCGCTACACCTAGCTTAATTACCATGTCACCACCTGTAGCTACGTCTACAACTTCATTTATAGGTCATGGCTCTGGGGAAAACGTTAATAACGTTTGGATAGACACTTCGGGAACAACAACAATTGGTTTACATTTCGTAACAGGAGTAAGCTTATCGGGGCAAATAATTAACTTTTCATATTCATATATAGTAATTTAAAATCATGAAAACAGAAGAAATAGAAGAAGTAAAGAAATGTGACCCGGCTTTAAGACCGCCATCAAGCCCCATTCCTGCGGGCTATTCAAACGCATCATATACCGTGTGCAATGAAACTACGGGATTATGGGAATGGTATGATCCGCAAATAAGCGAATAAAATTTAAACTATAATTAATCGAGTTTGTTAATCTTACATGATGACGAAAGTGGCAGAGCAAGAAATAAAAGACAGCCTTAAAAAATCGGAGTTTAGGGGAATAATTGCAACGGTTGCAAGTACCGTAACCGTGTTGGTTGCTATATTTTTTGGCGGTCTACAAATCGTCGACGCTGTTAAAGCAGGTATAAGAATTGAAAACGAAGCACGGTTTAATCAGTTTAAAAGCGAACAGGATAAGCGTGATCGTGAGCAGGATTACGAAATAATTAGTTTAAAGAATAGTAATTCAATAAAAAAATGAACTACAACGATACAGGCTCAAAAGGCATAATCGGAAATACGGCAATCGTAATATTGACCGTATTATTTTCTTTAGGCATTGCGGCTTTAATAGTTTTTTCATATATTTAATCAGAGTTTTATTTAATTTATTTCATTAGCCCGTCAATCGATGGGCTTTTGTGTTTTGAGATTGTTACAAACAATGTTAAATACATTTTATACATTCGTTGTATAAATAATTAAAAAAACTTAACATGAAAACAAATCCAAAAAAATTCTACATTATCAGAACCTACTCGGCAGGAGTTTGGTTTGGTCAAATCATTTCATTAGACGGCATGGTATGCGTTCTTAAAAACGCCCGTAGATTATGGCAATGGTCAGGAGCTGCATCTTTATCTCAATTAGCTATCGAAGGAACTAAATCGCCTAATGGCTGTAAATTCACCTTAACAATTACAGATGAAGAGGGCGTTTATTTGCCACAAGTAATTGAAGCATTACCATGCACAGATATTGCAGTTGAAAACATTAATTCGGTAAAAGAATGGAAGATTTAATCAAAAAGTTTCTTAACATAGAAGCCAAAACAAAAGGCTCCGGCGACGGCTCCGGCTACGGCTACGGCTACGGCGACGGCGACGGCTACGGCGACGGCTCCGGCTCCGGCTCCGGCTACGGCGACGGCTACGGCGACGGCTACGGCTACGGCTCCGGCGACGGCTCCGGCTCCGGCTCCGGCTACGGCTACGGCTACGGCGACGGCTCCGGCTACGGCGACGGCTCCGGCTACGGCGACGGCTCCGGCTACGGCGACGGCTACGGCTCCGGCTACGGCTCCGGCTACGGCTACGGCTCCGGCTACGGCGACGGCTACGGCTACGGCGACGGCTCCGGCTACGGCTACGGCTACTGACATGACCTACACACCCACAGACCTGCGCAAACGCGCCGAACGTGAGCGCCTCATCAGCCCCAATCAAAGGGGCGAGGCTGCTGAAATGCTGGAGTGGGCTGCGGATAGGATTGAAGAATTGGAGCAGCAGCAAAATCACATGCGCGATGTATTGAATGATTTTTTGAGGAGCTGCGGAAAGTGGAAAAGTCTTGATGCGGCACGGCACGTTACTGGCAAAGGAGAAAAGTGATGAATGATGGTGGACCGGCTTTCGTGCAGGCCAAATGCATCGGCTGTGGCGAGAAACGCGGCATACATGCATCCGACGTGCCACGCGGAGAACATCCATGTTGTGAGCGATGTGGAATGCCAATGATTGCAGAAAAGGCAAAAGGCCAAGCGCGGGAGAAATCGGAATGAGCAAACCAGTGAAGGCGTGGACATTATTTAGCGGGCGAAAGCCCTTGTGAAAATCATGCCCGCGCATTGGGCGTATGAACTATTGCAGGAATTGAGGCTGAGGAAATGAGCCGCGCAATGGCAAATGCGCCGCGAACGAAACTGCCACCAGAAAAGCGGGTGTGTAGGTGGGAGCATGACGAGGACATGGACGCATGGGAAACGACCTGCGATGGAACATGGCAATTCACCACCGGAACGCCAGCAGAAAACAATGCGAAATTCTGCCCCTACTGCGGTGGAGAGATTGAGGAAGTGAAATGACCGAGCGAATGACGGAGGAAAGGCTGGCTGAATTAATATCGGCTATGCCTTCTACGCCCTATGGGTTTTTGGATGAATTAGTAGGCAATCTCAAAGCCGAGCGCGAACACACACAGAAGCTGGAACAGCGCATCGCAGAACTGGAAGCGGAGAATGCTGTGCTGAAAGAAAGTAAAACATGGTGGGAAACCACATGCGTTGAATGGAAAAAATCCTGCGAAAAAGCATGGAATAACGTTGATGCACTGAGAGCTGACAACGCACGATTACAAAAAGACATATCAGAAAGCTGTAACGATATGCGCTACGAAACTCTACACGGATGTGAAAGGGCTGAGAAAGCCGAGGCTGCGCTTGAGAGGGTGCGGAAGTTACCGGAGAAGTGGCGCAAGGATGTAGTAATCATTCCGTCCGTTAATGGTTTTTCATTTGTGCAACCACGGATCAAAGCTAAAGATTGCGCCGACGAACTCGAAGCCGCACTTAAAGGGGAACAGAAATGACTTGGCTGTTCTATGGCTGCATTTTCGCCGCCGGGCTTGCCGTCGGATGTTTCTGCAACATCATCATGCAATTTTTAAAAGGAGACTGAAATGAGCTTTCTACAATGGTTTACCGGAACATTTACACCCGCAGCACCGTTGCTGCCTGTAGCACCAGCACCGGACCCGGATATACCGCCTGAGCCGGTTATAGAACAGCCGGTAGTTGTCACCGACACGGTAATCACTATCGAACATAAGCGACTGGGGCGCTGGCGGCAGATTGGTGTGCCTGTGTATAGCTCGGTGGAAGTACCTGCGTCCAAATGCAGGACCAGCCGCTACGTGTTCAGCAAACTGCGGGTAACGGTCGTCAGGGGCGCATTGACCGTGACCCAACTGAACACCAGTAAGCGCCACAATGCGCACCTGAGCGGCGTGCAAAAACGCGCTTATCAGGCTGGGGAATCATTCATAGCGGAATTTGCCCTGGGCCCGCTGACCGACAACGAACGCCAGATATCATTCGGCATTCACACGGCAGAGTTGGGCCGCATCATCCTGTTGGGCGCAATGGTGCTGTTTAAGAAATAATCTAGTCGCTCGGGCTTGACGGCGCAGCAGGCACGGTTCCTATCTCCACCCAATTTGGTCCTGATCCAAGGTTGTCAGTAAAGTCAGCGTTCGGGAAATACGAATCCGGGACAGATCCCGTGACATCTTCGCCCTGTGCGCCGATCCACTTGGGCTTATTATTCACGTCAAAGAATTTTGACCAGTACGTAGCAGGGTCGAGTGTCGTTTCCTTACACCACACATAAGACAGGTAGCAGTTAAGCCCTTCCCAGAAGTCAGGATCATGTGATGGAGATGATACCCCAGAAGGAAAATCACCGGCACCGACATAGCATGGGCCAGCATAATCCATCGGATTGAACTGATTTCCAGCGGTGTTCCATTCACCTGAGTACACTTCGCCGCCATCAATCCACACCTTCAAATTAACCTGCTGTGGTGAGGCCGTGTAACTCGTGGATATCATTACCGCGTGCCATTCTCCCGGAGCAAGTCCGCCATAATCTGATGGCGAACCGGAAGCTGCAATCGTGACGGATTGCACTATGTTCGTGCTCGCATCCCGTGCGGAAAGCCACATGCCGCCATTACTGTTGTTGGTGGCAAGGCTGAACTGGCCAGCATCAGCGCCGAAAATAAACACCTTGGTATCATGATGCGTAACAGGGTAAACGCAAAACACCAGAGTCATTTGTGCCCACGCATCACCGGAGCCGGTAGAAGGTAATAGCCCGCCTTCCCACACTTTACCGGTCGGACTTCCGCCGCCAGCTTCATTACCGACCCGGATTTCTGGGAGGGGCTTAATTGCTATCTGTCTTATGTATGGGCCAAGGAAACGACTCTTGACCCCGCCACATATTGGAGCAAATTCTTTGACGTCAACAATAAACCGAAATGGATCGGCGCACAGGGCGAGAATGTGACCGGCACAGTGCCGGATTCATATTTCCCGAATGCCGACTTCACCAACAACTTAGGCAGCGGTCCGAATTGGACAGAAGTTGGTACTGTACCAGCCGCGCCGTCAAGCCCTAGCGATTAACTTACCTGTTCACCACCATCGCCCCGAGCAGAATAATCCTGCCCAATTCCTCGGTGTGGATACCCCCCGATACCTGCCGGTCGTGGGTGGTCAGCGGTCCAATGGCAAACTGTGCCTCGAAGCTCTCGCCGGTCTTAAACACCTGCCCCTTCCTGACCCCAGTCACAACCATGTTGTGGAAGCGCCCTTTTGTAACGTCTGCGATATTCAACTCGCCAGCCACAACCGTCACCCGCAGTTTGCTGAACACATAGCGGCTGGTCCTGCATTTGGATGCTGGCACTTCCACCGAGCTATATACCGGCAGGGCAATCTGCCGCCAGCGGCCGAGGCGACGGTGTTCGATGGTAATCACCGTGCCCGTAGGCACGACCGGCTGAGTTATCACCGGCTCAGGAACCGGCGGTGCGGGTTCGGGTTCGGGTGCTACCGACAGCAGCGGTGCCGCTGGGGTCAAAGCCCCGGTGAACCATTGTAGAAATGTCATTTTGTTTCTCCTGTTTTTGTTTCATAACACGGTTTATGTTTTGCTCGCCAATCATATAGCCGTGACCACATCGCATATTCATCATCTTCGATGCGTTTTTGGTTCCATGTGTGCAGCTCAACTGCTAGATGGATGCTCGCGCCACAACAACAGGTTTCAGACACTTCCTTCTTCATTTCATTCTCCAAAATTGCACGATGATGTATGAAAAATACCCAACAATTCCGCCAATAACTAACCCTAAAAGCAGATATTCAAAACAGTCCATTTCATTCTCCTATTGTGTTAAGTGTTAGTCACCGAAGTGCCGCATCCATCCCCACGTAAATCCCGCGAGCAAGGCTCCGGGCAGGCATAGAAACGCTAATTGGGTGCCACGAACTAATGCTCCACCCCCCAGCCAGTAAATAAAAAACGGAATAAAAAATGCGACAGCGGTCAGAATAATGGCTTTCAATTTGAAACAGCTCATTTTGTTTCTCCTGTTGAGTTAAGAGCCAGAGCCGTAGCCGAAGCCGGAGCCGTAGCCGTAGCCGAAGCCTTCGCCGTAGCCTTAGCCGGAGCCAGAGCCGGAACCGGTACCATCGCCTGAGCCGGAGCCGGAACCGGTGCCCTAGCCGGAAGCCATCGGCCAAGTGGCGCCAGAGCCGCCAGTGTGCGCCACGCCTGGCCGTGAGTCA